CTACCAATGGTTAGAGCTTCGTTTATAATATCAGGCTCTAACCATGACTTAATGAATGCACGGAGATACTCCATATACACTAAGAATCCGGCAGAACCACTCATCTGTTCTTTGGTAGTGAAACGACCACCCTTGCTGGATTCAAATTTAGAATCTGGAGTCATTAAAACTGAACGAATCTCTGTCTTGAAATATTTAAGGTATAATGTGTAATCTAATAACGAATTTGCACCCATACGTGTGGGTTTAATCCCAGCAGGATATCCCACAACTTCCTTCTCATCAGATTCACTGAACCAAGAGATTATTTTCTCAATATCACTATCAGAAACTTCACTTATATCATAATCATCAGCACCAATCTCTAAACCCATTATAGCTCCACTTTTGTGGGCTGATTTTATAAGGTACTTTTCAGTACGCTTCTTCATATCAATAAGGTCTAGTGCAGCATATATTGCACTCCTACCATCACCATCTTTCTCCATATACTTTAAATGGATTATTTCTTCAGGTGCGAAGTGATATGTAACCTCTTCCTCTTCCATTTGGATATCATCGAAATCAGCGTTCTGCCAACCATCAGATGGCACTAATACGGTGGCTTTTTGAATGTATTCTAATACTTCATCCGTTTTAGGGTCTCGTATGATTAAGAAATCGAACTCATCCCCATCATAAGCGAGGAAGTCCAGGCATAATTTACCGTTACGGATTGATTTCTGGATGAAACAAGCCCCATCCACTAAACACTTCTCAATAGCTTCATCAATGAACTCATTAAGCTTCCATTGCTTAGAACATTCCTCAATGTACTCTTTAGCTTTCTGAAACTGCTTAGGGTCGTCAGTGGCAATGCGTAAGTCATGATTAGCAGTAATCACTGCATTGTTAATCGATGAGTTAACAGTTGAATCATTCTCATACGCCCACCTAGCATTTTTAATAGTCCTTGGAATACGCTCGTATCCCATATCCTCAAAATTAGGGAGTTCGGTGTCAGAATCCTCTTCGTTGGCTGCACCTCTAGCGATACCATCTTGATTCGTGTTAAGCAACCGTCCCATCATCTTCAATAATCCCATTGTATCTCCCCTTTACACAGCACTGAGGAATCTTCTACTACGCTTTTTAGTAGCCCCAAATAAGTAATTAAACGCTCCTGAGAAACAATCCACTTGGTCGTCGTGCCCACCTTCGTCAGGAGGGAATGCCACGATTTCCTCAAAGAAATCCTCATTCCACGGAGCATCCATAATATAAACAAATCCCTGTTCACTGTAAGCCGAAATCCGCTTAGCACGGTCTTCTTTACTTCCACTGTTCCGTATTGATTCGAATCGGAATCCAGGGAGAAGTCTACTATAATAATTAGCTACAATCTTACCAGATGAACCTGGCTCTTCTTCCATACAAACCGTGACACCATATCCATCGTGCTGGGCTGTTTTAAGAATCAGAGCTTCCACCTCATTTGGTGTTCCACGCATCCGTTTAACATCCCGAACATAACAGAAATTAGCTTCATCCACTTCCATTAGCAGACCAACAGTCCAATCCGGGTCACGCCCAGCTTTACTTGGCTTTGTTGCAGCTAAATCCCAGTATCTGCACCGTTTAACTATTTTCCTCGGCACATTACGATAGAATTTGTTTTCGAACCATTTTAGTTTGAATAATCCCCCTTCAATTCCAACATCCCAGTCACCATACTTTAATTGTTGCCGGGTTACATAATCGAGCTTGTCTAGTTTTGATTCGTAGTCTGCTCGGTCTATGTGTGGATTGTCGAGGTAAGAAGCTGGAATAAATGGCTTCTCATTATAATCGTTAACTGCTATAAATCTTCTTTTAACCCATTGGTGTCCTACACCCCCTGGGTTTGTCCCAGCTCTCATTCTACTGGGTATTTCACTACCTTCAAGTCGCCTAAGACGACTGAACAAATATCTGTATTGTGTTTCTGTAAATTGTGTTAATTCATCAAAAGCAACATAATCAAACTCAGTACCTTGATAACGGTATTTATCATTCTCTGTTTCAAGATACCCGAATGTTACGGTCGCTCCAGACGGAAATGTCCATGTTTTCTTACGGTCATCCCATTTCGCATCTGTATTATATAACCATGACGCAGCCCTGTCCATCAAGGCACCGGGTAACGCTAAATCTGCATAAGTACGACGTAAAATCAGTGCACTATACTCTGCATGACTCACATGACGTAATGCATCCATAAGTATAGCATCAGACTTACCCCCTCCCGCCTGACCTCCGTAGAGGACTTCTTCTTGTGGGGTAAGTAAAAAATGAACTTGTTTCATGAAGGGGCGGTGGGGAATGTACTCATTCTCCAATATCTCCGTCATCAGGGTTTTCTTCTCCTGCATCGTCAGGGGTTTGGTCCGTAGCATCCTGTGCCACTTCTTCCCCGACTGGTTCGGCATCGCCATCTTTCTCACCCTCTAAATCTTCAAAGTAATTCACGTACTCCTCTGCACGTTTCTTAACTTCGGCTTTAATCTCTTCAGGAGTTTTACCTTCACTACGGCTAGTTGCTTCACCCATCAGGAGTAACCCTAGTTTCAATATTCTATCAATGTCAACTGTGTTGTTTATTTGGATTATATCTTCTGGATTTAACTCAGTACGGTCAAGGTACTGGTTTATGATTCCATCAATAATATCCAGGTATCGTGCACGGGTTTCAACCATATCCCGCTCAGTACGAAGCTCAACACGCCTTCGTACTTTCTTCTTACGCTCAGCACAACGTTCATCCCATTTAAGGACTTTACGCCAATTGAATATTGTGGCGTAGGCAATATCGAGTTCTTTTTCTATTTTAATAACTCGTTGTCGTACTGGTAATGAATCACCTAATGAAAAGTATAATTCGTAAGCTTCATGTTGTCTATCTGTCTCGTTTTCTAAACAAATCTTTGGTCTTCCTCTTTGCTCTGTTTTGGGTCGTCCTCTTCCTCGTTTTTTCTTAGCCATGATTATCCCCCTTAATTGCCGAAGAATTTCAGAATTGATTCAGCATTTGTAATTATTAATGTGATTATTGAAATGATTAGAGTCCCACTTAACCATTTAATGTATTTTGTACTCTCTTTCCTGGCGGTCTGCTCATCCTTTATATGGTCATCCAACTTCACTGTAAGAGTTCTGACCATTTCCCCAAGCTCAGCGGTGTTCTTTGTCAAATCATCAATATCCTTTTCACTTCGGTCTATGCGCCCGTAAATGTTCCCCCTCACTTCTGTAGTCCCCTTTTGGAATTCTATCAATGCTGGAATGTTCCCATTCCATTTACAGAAATGTTGAGAGGTACTTATTTCTAATTGTGCTACGCAAGAACGTAATTTAGAAACCTCCTGCATTAAAGAGAACATCATAAAAATAGCCGGGTCTTTAGTATCCCCGGACTTTAACATATCTTTAAAAGGTTCTAAATCTAATTCTTCCCCATCACAACCATTCATAAACAAAATCCCCTATAAATAATAATAATAAAATTTCTGCAACAGAGATGGACTGCATAATCCGGAATAAATATTGCAGAAATGAAACGGAGCGATTTAGACGGCTCCTTCGCCTTCTTTGACTTCAGATTCACTTGACTTAATCTCAGCCTTTTCCTGCATGTACTGTTTAGTGTAGTACACACTGACTATTGCCAATCCAGCCCCTACAAGCCCCACGACGGTGGGTCCGTAAGGAGTGAAATACCCAAGAATCTGTGACTGGTACTGATAAACAAGCCCTAAGATAACTGGTCCGACAACACTCAAAATTGTGGTGAGTGAATCCTGTAATTTTTTGTCCATAAACAAACCTCCAAAAAAACATTACCCCCTTAAACATGGGAATAAATAAAATAAAAAACATGTTGGCAAGAGTAACCTTTATATTCTCTTACACTATACTATATATAGTAACGTAGAACACACTTTCTAAACCGAAAGTTTATAAAGCAAGGAGTTCTAACATACATGAGTATAAACAGGAGCTGATAAGAATGCAAGACCCAATAAAAGCATTAAGCAAGATTCATAGGATGGTTCATGACGTATACACCACCCTAGAAGACATAGACAAATACATAGACGATACGGGATTATTAGAAGACTTTGAAACCATAGAAATGGCAAAAGAACACTTAAACACGGCAGATGGTATAACAGACCTACTATTAATAACCAAAAACAAAGACGGGGACAAAAGAGCATTATTCGTTGGAGATGTACACGAATTACACCGATGGGTAGCCTGGGATGTGGAACATAACGAGGTATTAAAACAAAAAGAATTAGATAGCAAAGCAGGAGACTAAACAACAATGTCAACAAAACTAACAATCAAAAAATGGGGAGTAGTAACCGGAATCAAAGTATTAGACCCAGACGGGTTCGACAGAACAGATTCCAACGTTATGAGCAGAACATACACCTTAAAAGAATTCATACTCGGAGCAGCACACTGCACATGCCAATGGCGAAAAGGAAGCATAATCCTAATCGACGAACTATTAGACATATTCAAAGAACTTGAAACAAAAGAACAGAACCAAGCTATAGTAAAACAGAAATCCCTGGAGATAATAAACCAAATCACAGCAGGATACGCCCTACCAAGCCCTACAGAAATAATAAACATCTATATTGAAACATCCAAAAAACTAGGAGGCGAATAAATGATAAAAACAAAAATAATTTCAACAACCAAAGGATTAAAAGGAGTAACCTTAGTAGATAGTGAATGGAAGGACTACTGTAAAATAATAGACCAAGGATACATCCTAAACGAAGCAAATAGAAGCTGGATACACCCAGACGACCTCGAACTATATAAATCAATGATTGAAAAGCAAAAAGAATGCATTCTAAACGCACACAAAAAAGAAATAAGAAAACGTGAGAACCAATGGACCATAGCATACATAATACTAGGATTATGCTTCTTAGCCGTATTAATATTTAACATATGGTGGGCGTAACAATGGAATGGAGTAAACGACCCTGCCCAAAATGCTGGGGAAGAATGGAAATGCGAAGCCTAAACAACTACTACGAAACCCATGAATACAAATGCGAAGACTGCGGACACACCTACCACGTAGACGGCTTAGACATACAAAAACATGAAAAAGACGGAGACATAACATGAATAAGAATAGCACACAAGTCAGACCCAGAAAACGAAATCATAGTACACATCAAAGGAGACACAAAAGCACTAATGAGGGCAATGATGGCATTAAGAAAAGAACACATCCTACTACAATGGTGGATGGGCATATACGCTGAAGACGGATAAAAAGGAGACACTAACGATGGAAAGAGAACCCACACAAGAAGAAATGGACAAATACGACGAATACATCCGAGAAACACTAAACTTCCCCGAAGAAGAACCCCCACAACCATTCACAACCAAAATAACATACAAACAACCAGAATACTACCTACTAGACGCATACTGCCCACACTGCCAAGAACAACTCACAATATGGAACGACGGCTGGATAAGATGCACATACATAATGTGCGACTACGAAAAACAATTCGTGAGGCAATAACGATGGAAATAGACGAATTAATCACAAAATGGGCATACGATATAGCATACTTACTAGAACAACATACAATAATACGATTAAAAGGAAAAACAAGCCCAACACAAGACTACTTCACAACACTAGACCAAATACAAGAAACAGCACTCAAAACAGCACTAAAAGGAGACTGATACGATGGAACCAAGAATAATAAGAATATCAAACCCACTAAACATAACAAAAAGCATAATACAAGCCATAAGAAACTACACCCCATTCGCAGTAACAGGACATGGATACATAGTGGAATACAAACAAAAACTATTCCGAGTAGAATGGAGCGTTAGAGAAGTCACCGGAGAAATGGTACCTGGCTTAAACCGAAAACACATAGCAGAATACGAATTAACCGAAAAGGAGGAATAAAATGAACGCAGGAGACTTAATAGGACGAATAATAGGAATCGGAATCCTATTACTCATAATTGGAGCAATAGGATACGGAATGATAATGATGCAAGTAAACGGAGGATTCCAAGGACGAGGAATCATAAACGACAAATACACCAACACCAACGGAGAACACATAATAGAAATAGTAACACCAGGCGACACAGACACACGACACCTCAAAATATACAAAATAGAAGCACAAATCTACAACGGAGTACAAGTAGGACAACTATACGAATACGGAGGAGAACACAACACAATAAACTGGTACGACATACCCTACGACGACGGATTCTAAAAAAACAAAACCAAAAAACACCAAAACACAATTTTTTATATACAACAAGCCCAAATATACAAAAGAGGGCTATACTACTTTTTCTTTTTTCTTAATTTTTCCTACCCCCCCCATGCCAGTTACACGATAAGCCCGTGGGGGGTGTGAAAATTGTTTTAGGGTTTAGTTTGACCCCTATTGTGGATAGGATTGCTGTATGTATCTGTGTTGCTCTTCTATCTCTTTATCTATCTCTTTATAACATATGTTATGTGCCTTATTCTATGCTCTGTTTCGTCATATGATTGCTTAGCGAAACAGTGACAGGGGCAGACCACTGGTCCTACCTTCTAATGGTTACTAATAGTAACTAAGCACACATCACCATAAAACTACCAACTGATATAGGGGTAACAGTGTAAAAGTAGACATAAAATACTATCACTAGTACCATATAGCATAGTACGATAAAGGAAACAATAACAATAGGCACCTACTAGTGACAATACTATAAGCCACACGTCATTAAAATAACACCTAAAAATCTAAAAAAAAATAGAACCAAAAAAACAGAGCTAAAGAATGAACAGTATAAGACGGATGTTGTCGGCTCAAAAAAGGAATGAAAGTATATTAAAAAAAGAGTTATGTATTGTTCTTTATTGTTTATATTGGGTTATATAGGATGTTTCCGGTGTTGTCCTGGTATGTTCGGTTATCTGGTCTTATGCTGTTTGTAAACCATGGCTTTTTAGTGTATGGGTTTATGTTGGTGGTTTCGGTTTCGGTGGTCATCTTTATTCCCTCTGGTCCGTATTGGTTTATTTTAAGTTCTCTGTTTTTATAAGTATTTCATGTCTACTAATTACCGTGTAGTGTTTACAGTATATGCACCCAACATATTCCCTGTTTTTAGTGTAGAAGTCTATTATCCATAATTCCTTATTGATTTTCCTACAGTCAATGGTTTCCGGATGTATGAATATGTTTATTGTGGTTTCGTTTCTTATAACTATATGTTTCACGGTTTCACGTCTCCTTAATGTTTTTTTATGTATATGTGCATTCCTTTAATCTCTTTGCATAGTTTACAGTTTAGACATTTCCCCGGACATACGGTCTCTGGAATATAATCATCGATTTCATCTACCGCATTAAACCGGTTGTCTAGCATAAACCCACTACCATTGATTATTAGGTTTTTCGGTTTATTGGTCATTATTTCCTTTTTCATATCGTATCTAGCGGTGTATCCGTATATGATTATGTCCTGTGTGATGTAGGCATTTTCTAATAGTTTTGCTAGTTTTTTTAGTTTTTCTAAATCTTCCGTATCTTCTATGTCTCCTACTTCATTAAACCGTATGTACCTGGTTTTTATGCGCTCATTCCTTACTATGTCTAAGATATCATTAAATATATCTTCCGCATCTCTTAACTTCCAATATAAATGTTGTTTTTCATGGTATTTAGGCGTATCACGGTTATACGTTGCCTCTCCTTTTAATCCATAACAGATGTTCCTTACTTTGCATAGTCCTTTTTTAGCTGCCGGGCAGTGATATGCCGTACTCATGGAAAAAATTAAGGTATCCTTACTTATTTTTAGATTTCCACGTTTAATAGGCATTTTTTCCGGCAATATTGCTTTATTTATACTGTTTTCAATCTTCTTTATGGTTTCGGCTTTTAAATTCATCTTATAGGCTCCTACTTTTAATTAATTCTACCCCGTTACTAACGGTTAATATCTCATATTCCTTAATAAAGGACTCTGCATATATCTCAGCGCTTATAAAAGTGTTAAATTCCATAATACCTTTAGTACATTCATCCTTTACTAGTTTATCAGTTTTTAAGTCTCTTATTTGATATCTCATATTAAATTCCCCCTATGATGTATTCTCCGTTTATTATGTCTAAATGGAAGTAGTCACATCCTATAAACCAACCTAATTCTGTATAACCGTTTACTAGTTGGAATAAAACTATTAAAACGGTTATTGCTATTAAAAATCCTATTGCTTTTTTTAAGTTTTTGGTTTCCATTGTTTGACTTCCTTTAATTTTCCGTTGGTTACCCTCTGTTTTTTAGGGTATTTAAAGGTTTCGTTTTAAGGACTTTATTCTTAAATCAACATGGATATTGCTTTTTATATATATTTGCACGTACGCGCGTATACGCGTATAGGTGTACGCGCGCGTATACGTGTGTATATGTATGTACGTGTGTGTATAGGTGGGCGCGCGCGTGTGTGTATGTGGGTGTGTGCAGTGTGCAGAAGCCCCCCGCATCCTGGGGGGGATTCTTTGCGTGTATGTGTAGAAGCCCCCCATAGACCCTTTGTGTATGTGTAGAAGCCTTCGGGGAATGCTCAGGGGTTGTGTGGGCTTGAGGGTTGTGTGTTGTTGTCCTGGGACTATCTTGTTAAGGTGGTAAATCCTTAACTCCAGAGTGTAAATTATTGATACTTGTATGTGCAAGTGTCATTAAAAATAAGGTTTCCATCGTTAGATGTGGGGGTAGTATTGGAAGTTGTAAAAAAAGAATGGTTTAGTATATAGTATGTGGTGTTTATGGGAGGGTTTCGTGGTTTTCAACTAATTCTTCCTCGATTTCTTCTAAGAGGAGTGTTTTCATCCTCTCTAAATCTCTTAAGACCACCTGATATGTTATTGCTTTTATACTCATTTCTATTGCATTTTCACAGGTTGAGGTTGGTATGGTTTTTATTGCAGCGTCTTGCTCTGTTTTTATAGTCTGTATTGTCTTATCTGTGTCTATTAACTCTAAATATAAGCCATTAATTTTTTGTTGTGATTCTAGGTTCATATTTTCCCTTCTTTTGATTTCTTATTTTGTAAATTTGGAATTTGGGAATTTGGAATTTCGGATTTCCAGATTTTGGATTTTAGAAATTCCAGATTCCTGTTTTTTGGATTTTGGGTTTTCTGGATTCTTAGATTTCGGATTCCATGGTTTCTGGATTTAGGAATATTGTTATTTCGATTGTGTTGCAGATGTAGCCGTTTCCAGTGTGCCTGGGGCAGGATGTGATGATTTGACTGTCTGTAACATTGTATTCGTCTTTGAGTGTTTGTTTAATTCTATCGTACTGAGTTATCATATCCTCCCCAATAGTATTGGGGAACATTTCTATCCTGTATCCTTTCATCATGCGAGGTCCCCTATGGTTATCTTCATTGGGTACTGGGATAAGTAGGCTCTTGTCCTGTATCCTCCCAGGTGCCAGTTTTTGCAGAATGGACATTTGTATGGTGCTAACCGTTTTTCTATTGGTAGTTCTAGGTTGCGTTTAACTCCTACTCGGAGGGCATCGCCGTAGTCTGCGAATCTAGTCTTAGGAACACAGCTCCGTACTCTTCCTTCATTGTATGCCATGTTTGACCTGAGTAGGTCTTCATGAGTTAGTTTTTTCATAGGTTTACCTCCTGAAGGCTTTGCATTTGTTTTTTAACGTTAGTAATTCCATTTCTTTGTTTAATATATCGTCTTTACACTTGTATGATTGCCATTCATTGTATACTCGTTCATATTCTTCTAGAGCTTCCAACCCGTTGCTGTATTCCTTATATTTGTTCTCATCAGTATAAGGATAATCTCTTAGAGTCATTGTGATTCGTATTTGATACTTCAAGCCATCAGAGATTAAATAAATGTTCCGTATATCCTTATAGGGTAAGTTTCCCATTTCTTTTATCCTCTCATAAACTCTTCTAAAGAGGTTGGACACGCTTAACCCTCCATTCTACGGGTCATTGATTTTAATTCTCGGATTATATTCTTAGCTGATGATTGCAGGTCTAGCCAATTTAATCTATCTGGGTCCTCAAAGTCATGGGGCCTGTAGTAATATTCTTCATCTTCATTATCTTTTATAAATCGTTCAACTATACCTAGTATATATTGGCAATCCCCGATTGAGTCTACATGGATTTCTTTGACTTCTTTAGTTGTTATTCTCATTTTTCAGCCTCCAATTCATTTATTACTTTGGTTATTTGCTCACGTATTTGTTTAGCGGTTTTAATGCTGAACCCCATGCCCACATGGTCATATTTACCCTCCCAATCAGCCCCTATATACAAGTGCCCAGGTATCATGCTTTTACGTACTGTTAAAATTCTTCCCTCATCTTCCGGATTTATAAATTTCATTCTATCACCTTCAATTCTCTTAATATTCGTTGGCGTTCTTCCGTTAGTTCTTTTATTTTCTCAGTTTCCCCAGGGTAGCATGACTTCAAATAGGATAGGGTGCGAGTTACCTCGCTGAGCTGCCCTTCCAGGTTGTTTATTGGCATTGTTCGGCCTCTAAGTGGTTAACTACTTTTATGAGTTGTTCTATTATCCCCTTTGCGGTTTCTATGCTGAGAACAGCATCTTTACTGGGACATTTGCCACGGCCCTCCCCCTCGTCATTATTCCGTAGAACAATGTGTGGGGAGTCTTCACTAGTGGATAGTCCTACATGGATTTCCCGTCCAAATTCACTGATAAATACCTTTTTTTCCATCATAACCCCCCCTCAGTATTTGTATTCCTCTCCAACAAAGTCTCTTGGGTTTTCTATTATCCTTGCGTCTTCCATACCACGTAATAATCCCATTACTCGTTTGTAGTTTGGACCTTCTTCTACTTCGAATATTATGGACCGCTTCCGTACTATTTTATGAGTGTTTTGTCTCTGGATTTGTTTTTTAACTGCTTTTATGTGTTTGCATTCCCGTTCCCTGTACACGTGGTCGGGGCAGGTGCAGGACCATCGGTCTTCGTCGGTGTAATGTGTTACAATGTAAGTTATTCCCCTGTCTCCAGTTACCCGGTATTCTTCTATAGGGTTATGTTGTGTGCTCACCCCGTTACGTTTTAATATTTGTTCTGCTTTCCATTCACGTTCAGTTACCATATTATCAACTCCGTTCATTTCCTTTTCAACATATCTTCTAAATAATTCATCCTTAATCTTTTTTTGCAGCTCCGTATCCCAGGGATTGCTTATTAATGCTACTGGGACATCCATTAACTCATCACCTCTTTTATTAAATGCTGTGCGAATAACCCTGTAGTTCTCATTTTAACTATCCTGGTTTCTACATTCACTTTTACTGGTATTACTGCGTCTAGAAGTTTGTTTACTAATCGGTTAGGTACTAGGAATTTCTGTTCAATTCCATCAGCCATTATTGCCTTAATTTTAATTCCATGTTCAAATACTGTGTGTTCTCCTTCAATATGGATTAATTCGTATGTGTTGTTCACTATATTTTCATCCATAATTAAACCCCCTTTAAATATTCACATCCTCAATTTCCAACATAATTAATGCCACTTTATAAATGTTTAATGCGTTTAATTCACCGTTACAGGTGTTTATTGCTTCTTTAGCTGGGGTGTATAGTTGTTCTATGGAATTATAAGTCCATTGTTTGTTTGTTTTACATAATTCTTGAAATTGATTGTACATTTCCATCGTTATCACCTATTCGTCAGGGTGTAGACAGTCGTTATTCTCCCATCCGCACTGGTTTTCTTCTAATTCTGCTATACGGGTTTCTAGTTTGGTTATTTTCTTTTTCAGTTCTTGTATTTCAATCATGTTTTTCATTTTAATTCTCTCCTACTACTACATTGGTGCCCCCCTCTTATATACTTATGGGTTACATAAAGGGATAGGGTAAGCTATCACCCCGGTCTTTATCCTTTTTATGGTGCCTACATTTCCCATATACTGGAACATGAATATATCCAGGTTCCCCTGCTTCTTCTGCCAATTTCTTACATGGAGTTAAGTCATCATAACTCCAGATTGGCTTAGAATATACACATGTCCCACAGCAACTAGCCATTTTGAATTGTGCGGATTTGATAACCTGCTCTCTTGATTTAACCATCATTCCACCTCTTTCCATTGTTCTATTACTACCTGTTCTTTTTTAACTTCTACTAATTCTAAGTCATCCCATCCATAGTCTCCCCAGGAGTCTTCCCCACATTGGGATTCTGTGGCTCCTTCACTACGCCAGATTTTGTAGTATTTGTCTCCGATTTTAAATATGTAGTCGCTAGTAACCGTCCATCGTCCGTGGTCAGTTATAGTTTTCTCAATAAATTCTATGTCCATTCTCCATCCTTTTTTTTCCCTGAACTCTTCAGGGAAGTCTAATACTCGTACAAGTTCTTCTGCATTGATTTTCATTTGAATCACTCCTTATCCGATTATTTCATAATTGTAGTCGATTTGGTACATGTATTTGGAGCGCTTAATCCCCACTCTAGCCCCTACTGTTAAATCCATCCTCCCAGTGTGGGATATGATTGTTTCCTTGATTTTTTTATCATCCATGTAATTATATATGCTTATTCTATAAGTGGAGAACATTCTAGTTCTACCTATTACTTCTTCTATGATTCCATAGAGTGTATGGTTAGTCTCAATATACTTTTGCCTCATTTTATCACCCATAAATCACAATCTGGACAGTACCAGGCGTTGTGAAATTCGAACATATCCTCATTACACTCCTGACATCTTTTAGGTTCAGTTTTTTGTTTCATTTTATCACTACATAATGATTAGAGGGGTTCTCCCCTCCATTCTTTGTCAAAACGTCCTTCATCTAGTTTGAGGGTGAATCCTCCGATTGCTAGGTTCCAGATTTCAAATTCTCTGGTTTCTTCATTGAAGTACACCCACATGCGTTGGTAACCTAACCAGTTGATTATGTGTTCTTTATCCTGGCGTTCGACTCTTTTGAACTCTGCGTTTTCGTTTCGTTCAACCATATCTATCTGGCCATTGAATTGGGCATTGTATCGGATGAACCAGCAGTCAGGGGTTACTAGGTCTACGATTCTTCTCATTTGTGCTCTGGTTACTCTCCATTCTTTGTTTTTGTTTACTGCTTCGCTTAGTTTTTCACTGGTTACTTCATCCGGGGCTATGTTGTATAAGTCTACTTTGAATTTGTATTCTTTGTTTGCAGGGAATCTAAATTTTCTTTTCATTATTATGTGTGGTCTTCTTCCTTTACTGGTTGCTATTTCTAACATCTTATTCACCTTCTTTTTTAGGATGGAGTGCGAACATCATCTGTTTTGCTTTAATCATCCGTTCATTTAGGACTTCATCACAGTCCTCGCATTTGCAGGTGTCTTCTCTATCCATAAGAGGGTTCATGTCCCCCCCGCATGCCGGACATTCGAAGTCATCCAGGCAGTCCCAAAGTCGGTTTATTTCGTTTTTCTGTTTTTCATTCATGTTATACACTTCCTCTATATACTAAGTTGTCATGCCCCCTTAATATAGTTTACGGTTCTTGCCTTATTTTTTTGAGTTTAGTCCTACTTAATATAGTTGCTTTATAGTGATGGAGTGTGCCCCCTCCAGTATCTAATGTAGTCCAACTTTCTAATTTTATTAATTCCTCTGCATTATGCCTTATTAATTCAGAATTAAGCTTATCTAACACTGAATTACCTGTAGGGCTTTCATCATCTTCCCTCCAAGGCATTGCAAAGTTGTAGCCATGAGCTTCTATTTCATATATTTGAATCATATTAACTACCTCATTTTAGGATTGTGGGTTGGAACATACAAGCTAACCTCCCTAATCTATCCCATACTGGTTCGAATGAAGCCACATCTCCAGTGTTTTCATAATCTCGTAGACATTTGATTATTAATTCTTTAATTTCATTGAATAATGGGTGTGTTTTTTCTATTATGAGTTCTTCATAGCCCCATTTATTATTCTCCATGAATCCAACTTGGATATCTCCATAGGAGAGTCCCAATGTGATGGGTCCGTTATCAAAGTCTACATCTCTCCAGTACCAGCCCATGTAGGGGAGAACTTTCTCCCCTGCGTCATCTGCCTTGTCTATTCTTTTATTTATCTCCTCACTATCCATATTAACACCTCACATAAATTGCAGCAATATTTGTCTCATATCTCTTAATTCTGATATTTTACCCCGTATGTGTGCTATGTCACATGGTAATGCCCCCATATCTAATTTAACTGTTTCTATTTCTTTCTTATATTCTTCTATTCGTCTTTCTATCACCCCTAGTGTGAAGACTACTCCTACTTGTTCATCTTCTAAATCTACAGTTATTTTTGCCATTTAAAACCCCCCTTGTAGAATTAAAGCCACCATTACATATATGCAAAGGATTGTGAGGATTATGGCCATCACGACTACGCACCCTAGGAGTATTGTCATCATATATTCTCTTATATCCTCAATATACATTTAATATTCCCCCATGTCTAGTTCTTCATCGCTTAAAGTCATTAATTCTTCCACGTCGAAATATTCCTCTGCCATTTTCTTAAATTTCCGTCGGTTGTACATCGTTTAATCCTTCCTGGGTGAAACTATCCTGTCACAATTTTTGCAATGATATTCCCCTCTACTCCTACATATCCCTAATGAATGGACTTTGAACAAGTATCCCTCGGTGCATCCACAGTTATCGCATGGTTTGATTCTCATTTTTAATCCTCCGTGAGTATTGCAGGTAATATTAGTAACTGGTCGTTCTGGACATCCTTGTAGAATAGGTATAAGTCCCTGAGACATCCGCATTTAAGTCCTCCTAATTCGGATACTAAGTCATTCAATCGTTTATCTT